TAACCGAAATAATCACAGACCCTGATGACAAAGAGGATATTAGATTTTATCGCCGGCAATGGTCTGATACTAAAGGCAGCCCCCACGAAACTATTTACAGGAGTACGACCAATATCCAGAACAAAGCTACCATGGATTCATTTGGCAAGAGTGTTAGTAAAACCGATGATGCCTTAGTTTATCACTTAACCTATAATACGATTACTCAAAGAGGCAATCCGTTACTTTTACCTGCTTTAGTTTGGATTAAATATTACACGAAATTTATGGCTTCCAGGATAGCGGTTATGCTGGCATTGGCTAAGTTTGCCTGGAGGACGAAGGTAAAGGGTGGTCAGGCTGCTGTAGATGCGATTAAGGCAAAGACTAATGCCCAGACAGTAGCCTCTGGTTCGGTTCTATTAGAGAATATGGGGTCTGATACGACACCAATTAAAACAGACACAGGAGCACAGCAAGCATATCAAGACGGAAGACAAATTAAGCTAATGATTGCGGCTGCGGTAGGAATACCTGAGCAGTATTTTGGTGATATATCAATTGGTAATCTAGCAACAGCCAAGACTGTAGAACTGCCAATGATGAAGATGTTTCAGTCTAATCAGGCTTTGTGGAGAGGGGCTTATAAGGATATAGATGATGTTGTTTTTGAGCATAACAAGATTCCAGAAGACAAGCGATATGTTGATAGAGACTTCCCTGCTATAGCACCAGAAGATGTGGCAGCAGCGGCGACAGCCATAGTTCAAATCTTACAGGTTATGCCTGAGCTTGGAGATTTAGATGATGTAAAGCAGATAGCTCTAATGACTTTAGGGATAAACGACCCCGCTGAAGTATTGGATGAGTTAGGCAAGACAGAAGATGCAGGGGCAACAGAGGCACGCCTACTCAGGGCGGTTAAACAGTTAAAAGAGGCGTTAGTTAAAAGGAGTAAGAAATGAAGGATAAGGAGATGTTCATAGCAGGGTTTTATTGTAAGTCCTGTGGCTCAATGACGGCTATTAAACTGAGAAATCTCAAGCAAATCAGGTGTATGGGGTGTGATGCTCGTTATGAGTTTGATAAATATGGTGTTTGGCAACCTGTAGGAAGGAGCAAATAATGTGTGAGAAATGTCAGGATACAGGGATTATTGCTATTGACAAAGCGGGGATAATGTCTAAGTTTTGTGACTGTGAAATAGGCCAGGACATCCTTGAGAAGAAAAGAGCAATCTATGGGATACCAGAAGAGGAGACAGATGGTAGCGGAACTGAAGCAATCGATAGTGGAACTAGATTCCTTGATTCAGATACTGGAAGCCCAGATACCAGCGAATCCCAACAGCCCAAGAAACCGAGAAAAAAGAAAAAGGCTAGAAAAAGAGCTAAATAGTTACTTCAATAAGCTGGAGAAGGCGTTTCCGTACTCTAAGTTGAGTGCGATTTATAATAGGTATGTAAAGGGGTAAAGAAATGTTATTAGAGAACTATCTTGATTTGGGGATTCTTCTAATGCGGTTAATGGCGGTATCAACGGGGAGGGAAATCACATTTAAGGACAAGAAGATAATCATCAAAGGGCAGGGTGGGAAAGTTACTGAACTCCTCGATGTTACTTGTATGACAATGGCAAATATAGAGCGTGCCATAGAGGTAGCTATAGATTAAAAAGGCGGAAAGTTGATGCCATTAAATAGGTATGTAAAGGAGTAGGAATGAGACAGGAAGTAGTTGCCAGGGTCGTAATGGAAATTGAAGACCCCACTAAACTTTTGGTGGTTGTGAGAAAAACTATCATTAAGGATAACGAGACTGTTGATAAAAAATTTGGATTGAGCCTTAATGGGGATTGGGTGGAAGTTCCTGAAGCAACAGTATATCCTCCCGAATGTTTTCTGCCGGTGTCATATCAAAGAGTTGCAGTTGAAATTTTTGACAAGTTAGCTACTCTAGCGGTAAAACCAGTGAAATAAATGCCATTAGAAAAAGATGTTGAGAATATCCTAGACCCTATACTGGCTACTTTTGATAACAAACTTACGTCAGACATAGCTGGGCAAATAGCTGAAATCAACATCTCTGGAACTGCCGAGATGGTTAGCTGGGGTAAGACTAAGGCTGGTGTGCCGATAGCCTATGAGGGACCCCCCATTCAGGGGGCGATAGATTGGGCTAAAGAACACTCGGCTACTCTAGTTAAGGGAATAGATGAAGAAACTAAGAAAAGACTGGCTTATACTATCAAGCAGGGAATAGAAACTAAAAGAGGTATTCCTGGGTTGGCTAGGGATATACGAACCACCTTTGGTGATATGAGTAGACATAGAAGTGAGCTTATAGCCCGAACTGAAACCGCCAACGCTCTTTCTCAGGCTAGTTTAGACACGATGGAAGATATGGGAATAGATGGCAAGGAGTGGATAACTGCTGGCGATGACAGGGTAAGCGAAGAATGTGAGGGCAATGAGAACGAAGGAGTTATTCCTGTTGGTCAGACCTTCAGTGGTGGTGTGATGGCTCCGCCTCAACATCCTGATTGTAGATGTACATTAGCTCCAGCTAGATTAAGAAGATGACAAAAGACGAGGAGCTCAAACTTGAACTTGACAAGATAGACTGGAAGTGCTGGACATATCCTGATTAACAATTAAAAAGATTGCTGGAGTCGAGGGGCGTATCAACTACGCAAACCAGAACGGTGAAGTGGGTGTGATGGTATGAGGGTAACTGAGTTTAATGCCCGCTGATAGAGTAGCACCTGCTTGGGAGGAGTAACTCAAAGGTAATTGTGTAGACTCTAGCAACTAGCTTTACGGAAGAACCGATAGGCAGAAATGTTTATCGGTTCTTTTTTATACTCACAATAATGGGTATAGGTTCAATAAGTTGAGCAGAGGGGCAGGTAACCGCAATCCGCTCGGTATTAGGCAAGGTTAGTAGTAGCGGTAAAATGCCAACCTATGAGTCCTGCCTGCCCCCTTTATTTAGGAGGAAATTATGCCATATACCGTTGAGAATCCACCAGAAGCAATAGAGAAATTACCAAAGCACGCTATTGAAATATGGGTTAGTGCTTTCAATGCTGCCTTTAAGCAATACAAAGGTGATGAAGGGAAAGCAGCAGGCACTGCGTGGGCAGCGGTCAAGATGAAATATAAGAAGGTAGATGACAAATGGGTAGCCAAGGAGGCAAGTATGCTAAGTGATAAAAACAAGAGCAAATTACTTCAGTCGGCGTTAATGTCGGAATACAAGATAGGTCAATCAGTTCCGATACCCAAGAATCTGACTATAGATGAGGTTTTTGGGGACAAGGTCGTTTACGATGTAGATGGGCAGTTATACGAATCCAGCTATGAATTGGATGACGATGGCAAACCTACATTCGGCGAGCCTAAGAAAGTATTAAGCACTAAAGTCTATAAGCCGATGGAATCTTTACAAACTACTTATTCTGAAATTATACAGGAAGCAGGTAGGCGAAACGCCAGTTTGGATTCGGCAAGGATAAAGAAGATAGTGGCATTATGTCAGGAACTGCTATCGTCTGAGGAAGAGCCCGAGGAGAAGGATATTAAAAAGGCTACTAAAGAGGCTACCTCAGTTTTGGATTTCATTAAAGAGCAAGCGGTGATGAAAACAGAAGATGGTATTAAGTTCCCTGCTGCTGCCTTTGCCTATGTCCCAGATGCTGAGAAATCAACAACCTGGAAGCTCCGACTTTGGGAAGACCCGACAAAAAAAGTCACCCGAGCACAATTAGGCAGAGCAGCGGCAGCTTTAAGTCCAGGTGGATTCAGAGGGCAGAAAGTAGCCATACCCTCCGCTGATTTACCCGCTGTTAAAAGGAAGATACGGACTGAATATAGAAAATTAGATGTGGAACCTGAAGATATGCCGAGATGGGTTAGGGAAACCGAGACTAGGGAACGCATCTTAAATTATATGCCCCTTACTGAGGCCAAGTTTGATAAAGGGAGAGCTACTGTAATCGTTATCAAAGCTGGTTTCAATGCTACTGAGGATAGATATTACCCTGAAGAGGTCTTAAAGAGAGACTATAAGGTTTTTGAAGGCATGAAGATGTATGCCGACCACCCGACAGATGAAGAAGAGAAAGCTCGTCCTGAGCGGTCGATACGGGATTGGGTTGCTACTTTAACTGAAGTTACCTGTGATGAGAGTGGAATTGTAACTGGCGTGGCCGAGATTGTCGAGCCGTGGTTGATGCAGAAGTTAGCTTCACTGCGAGATAAGGAGATGCTATCTGAAATGGGCGTCTCAATCAATGCAGTAGGCAGCGCTTCTAAAGCTACCATCGACGGTAAGGAAACGCTGGTGATAGAAAAGCTCGTTGCTTGCAGGTCGGTTGATTTCGTAACTGAGCCTGGTGCTGGTGGGGTTGTTACCCTATACGAATCAGACCGCAGATACGATATTGACCTAGTAGAA